TATTCTTCAGAACCCTCTTCCATTTCAGACTCATCCATTTCTTCTTCCATTTCTTCGTCCATTTCCATAGACTCGTCCATTTCTTCTTCCATTTCTTCATCCATTTCCATATATTCTTCCATTTCTTCCATCTCGTCGTCGTCTTCTGACATTTCGATTTCATAGACTACTTCTTCGTCCATTTCTTCTTCCATATCTCCAGAGTTAGAATCATACAAAGCAGATAATACAGCCTCCAAGTCGGGGTCAGCTTCATCGAGTTCTTCGAACTCCATACCTTCTTCCAACTCTTCGTCCATTTCTTCCGCTTCGTTCATTTTAACGATGTATTCCACATCTTCATCATTGTCCTTGATATGAACTTCGTCGTCATCCTTGGATACAATAATTCCGTCTTCTTCACCCATAGCTTTGAAAATTTTCAAAATTTCCTCGTCCGATGCGTCTCTTAAATCGATAGTGTCATCTAAAAAATCCATTTCGAGTTCGTCTTCCGACTCGTCATCATCTTCAGACCCACTTAGGTCAAAATCAACTTCATCTTCATCACCCATGGTATCCATAGGTAAATCCAATTCGGTATCGACTTCAATCTCATCCTCAACATCTTGTTCGGTAAGAGATTCTTTTACTAACTGACTGATTTCTTCCTTCATTGTAGAAGCAAGTATTCCTTTTGCGTTTTCGGCTATAACATCTTCAACGTTTTTCATTTGAATCAGAGCCTCTTCAACTAAATTTTTAGTTTCTTGCATAGAAAATGTTTTTATTTACCTTATAAATAGTGTAGTAAATAAAAAAGTTCATTTCTGTCACATCCAAACGGACAAAATGACAGAAATGAACAAACAAAAAAAAGTGGGTCACCCCACTTATAATTAATCGATTACTTCATCAATCTTACTTTCGCTTACAGAAAAAATTCTCCACTCGTGTTGAAACCCTGTATACTTTGCGGTAACCTTTGCCTCAACGTCAGTAACGGAATAACCCTTTACCAACTTTTCCTCTCGGATTTTTTTTATTCTACCTGAGTTCTCATCAGGCATATCGTAAACAACTTTTGCTACAAAAAATTTCTCATCCATAATTTTGGTTTTTTTATCTTGCCAAAAAATCGGATAATTTTTTCATTAAATCAACAGACTTTTCCATTCCGTGACTCTGAGCGAGTTGTTTTTTCTCCTCATCGAGATTTTCCTCGTACTGTCCTCTCTCGTCAACATTACTGAATAGGTAAGCCCCAGGAGTGGAGGGTGATGAAACCAAATCAAAACAAATCAATTCAAAATCATCTTGTACTTCATTCTGTTCTCCCTTTTTAGCCAAAGAACCCACACCTCTTGAGGAGACTCCCATGGTCACACCTTGTCTCATCAGGTTAGCTGCGATATCACCCTTTGTGGATACGATACCTTTCTCATGGAAACCTGGCGAGGTGAGTAGTTTCAACTTACCCATCAATATATTTCCATCCCACCAAATGTCGGTAATGATGTGAGATACTCTATCCAAATCAATCAACGAAGATTCAGGGTGATTCAACTCAGAGGTTGAGAGACCTTTCTTGATTATGTTTTTGTACTTGTCAGCCTCTCTCTTGAGGATTCTTTCAGGGTACACTCTACCATTACGATTAGGTACACCAAACTTCTGTAGAACGGCGTAGAATTCAAAAGGATTTCTATAATCTGAGTCCTTTTGTTCTTTTAAGAAATCTTCATTCAGTCTATCTTTGGGTGATACATATCCCGCGTCCATCTCAATAAGGATACCCTTACCTGTGTCACGAGGTCCCAAAATTTTTAAATCTTTCATTATCTCTTTTAGAGATAAATATTAGGTTATGGATTAGTTTTCCTTTTACCTGTTTCTTTGGAGTGTGAAAAGACAAAATAGTCATTTTTTATAACACAATCTTTATACACTTCTCGGAGGATTTTCTTAACTGATTCCTTTAATCTATTTCCTTTGAAATCTAATTCTTCTTTTGTGAAAAGGTTTATTTCCAAATTCAGAAAAGATTTTTTTTCCAATTGGATTCCACTTGTTCTCAAGTCCAAATCCACAATAAAATTTTCTTTGAATAAACTTCTATCCAAACTCTCGTAAACAGAATGTTTTACTTCACGAGACAAATTACCTACTACACGGGTCCAATTTTCTGAATCTTGAATGGGGGTGACCCATGTCTGAATGTTTATGTATAATGACTTTAGATTTTTTGAATCAACCGTTCCGTATAATGTTTTTAATGAATCGTATTGGTTAATCTTGACTGTTTTCCCTTTTTTCACGTGGGTTAGAATATTTCACTCCGTTTATTTTATCTAATTATAGGAGTCTTTTTTAAATTTCCAAAATATTTCTTAAATATGCTAGTTGTAATAGTTAACTCAAACATAGAAAAGGCTTTGAAAACTTTAAAATCCAAAGTAATCAAAACCAAACAGTCCCAAATACTAAATGGTAGAAAAGAGTTTGCCAAAAAATCAGTGGCCAGACGTAAACAAAAATTGTCAGCGGTCTATAAACAAAAACTTAGTTCTCTTGACTAAGTGACTCCTCGAGTTGTTTTAGTCTGACGTAATTAACTTGGTCAAAGTTCTCTAATTGAATTTTTTCAATTGTCTCTGAAATTCTTGTTTTCATTTCAGATTCCGATTGTTCCTCGTATAAAGAGTTCAATTTAGAAATTGTAGATTCTTTAAGATTTGTATATTCTTTTTCCAAGTCATCCGATTTAGAAGCCAAAATATGAAACACCTCTTTTTTAGTTGTTTCATCCAAACTTGTCAGATAGTTTTGAATAGTTTGGTTGGCAATGTTAACCATCGATTTGATTGGGATACTTACAGATTCTTTTTTCTTTGAAGTTTCTGTCATCAAAGTTTTGAGAATATTTTTCCTTGACTCCAATCTCTCTTGGATATTGATTTTGGTATAATAAACCAAGTTGTCCAAATCTTCGTATACGTTTACCACATCACTTCCTTTTTTAGGGAGCTGAGTAGTCTCGAGAATATGCCTAATAACTTCGATACCCTCCTCAAGATATTCTCTCGCCTCAGATTCTTCAAACCCTTTGGACGACGATAAATCATCATACAAAGAGTAAAGTTTGGCAAAATTTTTATTTTCTAAAACGTTATGTTTGAATTCCTTCAGTGTTTGTTTGAAGGAGGCGGGCTTGTTGTAGGACTCAACTAAGTTTTTTTCAATTATGGATTTTATCTGTCCGAAGGTCATTTGGGATGTAATTTATCATAAATAAATATTACGAATTCAACAACTTGTCTAATTCATCACCAATTTCTCCTAAAGATTGTTGACCTACACTCAAATCCAAAAATTTACTACCCCACATATCACTTTCAATCAAGATATTCATGTCTTTCGTTTTTGATTCAGGAGTGACTTCGCCACCAGCTGTTGCTGCGGCAGCTTCTTCACCCGCCGGTGGAGTTTCACCACCTAATTCAGGTCCTCCAGTTTCAGCCCCCAAATCAGACAATCCACTTGGCATACTTGGTGGTGGAACTGATTCTTCGCCAGCGGCAGTTGCCTGAGCAGTTGTTTCTCCACTACCCTTCGTTCCGTAAAGTTTGTCTATAGTATCAAACAAGCCAGTTTTACTGATAACAACTGGCGTTTGTTTCAATTCCTCACCTATGGCTCTCTCGAGACGTTGTTGTAACAAGTCCAAACGAATTTCTTCGTCAGAGAAATTAAAGATATGTTTTTTCGCCCATGTTGAAGATGTTGGTTGAATACCATTACCTGGGTCAGAAACCATATCACGATAAAGAAGAACTTTTTCTTTCCAAATATCTACCTTTAACAAATCGGCTTGGGTCGAGGGGTTGGTTAGGCCCAAAGTGAAATTCGAGATTTCTTCTTCAAATCCCAACAAGAAAAGATGAACAATAGCAATCTTGTTCAACTCTTGAATCATCGATTTTTGAATCCTGTTGATGGTACGTGCGAAACGAATATCCATCAAAGCCAAAGTCTTTCCATCACCAACAGTTTCCTCAAATCCGAGGAAAGCTTTTGGTATACGAAGAGCGGTAACCAATTTTTTCTGAATGTATTCAATGTCAGCAATCTCAGATAAGTTCTGAGCTCCCGCCAATGTTTCGATTGGGGAAGGTGTTGAAGGGTCACGAACAGGAATAAAGTAATCTTGGTCAACCGCCATTTGGTTGAATCTCATATCTACTTGTCCTGTTTTGGAATCAACAATTTGTTGTCTTTTGAATTTGTTGGCAACACGCTGTACATAAGCCTCCACATCATCATCGTTCATGTTTCCAACATAAACCTTGAAAATTCTTCTTTCAGGTGCTCGAGAAGTACGATAAATTAACATCGCATCCTCTGATAACAAAAGTTGTTTCCAAATACGACGTGATTTTTCCAACATTGATGTACCATAAGGAAGTTTTCTGTCATCACCCAATAATCTAAAGTGAGCAATTTCCCAAGGTTGGAATTCCATGTTACGGGTTCTCCATTGGAAAGTGAGACCCTTATTTTCTTTGGAAGGTTTAATGTCAGAAGTAATGTTTCTTTCCATCATACCTGATTCGAATCGTTCTACCTCGATGTTTGGAAGTTGTTGACAACCAATAACCCCCTTTTCAGGGTCCAAACGAAGGTAAACAAAATTATCACCGTACTTACATGTATTCCTTGTCCACATGGGTAAGTTGGTATTAATGTCCAAGTTATTGTTGAACAAATCGGCTAAGACTGATTTTATCCTCTTTGATTCAGAATAAATCTGTAAAATGAATCCATCCTCATTCGGAGTGGTAGATTCTTCGGCGTAAATGTCAAGTGCTGCAGAAATTTCAGGAGTATACTCCATCGACTCATAGTCATAATACGAAGCAAGTCTGTTGGGTTCGTAATAGATTGCTTGGGTGTAAAGATTACTTTCAACCTTAGCAAATTGATTCGCCAAATAGATACTTTGCTGAGCCTGTAACTTTTCTTTCTCGTAAGTTGCTTTGTCAGTAGTTCTAAGAAGTTCTTTCTTGTCGAACTTGTAAGTTGGGAAATCTTGACTCAGTAGAGCATCAGGACCGAGAGCTCTCGATAACCTTTGCCAAACTGTCATATTCTTTTGCTCCATATTAGGATAAACTTAACTTAGTGTAGTCCATAATAAATACTAACGGATACCAAATAACCACCCGTACTTTTGATAATCCTCACGAGAGACTTGTTGGTTTGGTCTTCCCATTCCATTTTGACTCGGAAATTGTGGAATCATTGGATTAAAGTAATCAGACCTATCAGTATTTTCATTTACATGAGTTGACCATGAGTTAAGCATCGCCTTGGTATGGTTCGCCACTTTTACCAAAGATGGAAATGCGGCTTCGGCTGCGTAGAGGGCAATCGCAATTGACATAATACAGTCATCGTGGTGTCCTCTTTGGTGGTCAGGTCTTCCGTTAATGTAAATAAATGTACCCATTTCATTGATTAATCGACTACTTCTTACTTTGAATTCATGTCGAATATTTTCCTCAAAAGCGGCAATAATCTGAACTCGTTTACTGTTGAAGTTAATACCAGGAATCTTGTCTTTTACTTTGGGGTCAAACTTCCACAAATTTGTCATGTCGACCCCATCATAGTAAAATAATTCGTATCCAAGTTCTTGGAGTTTTCTTGAAGTGGCAACACCCATCCCACCAGTCAAATCCGTAACACACAGGGCGCTATACATAATCCCCCACTTGTAAGCAATTTCCGCTAATACATCAGGTGGAACTTTTCCAACAAATTCTAATACTTGTTCCCGACTATCAAAATCAATAATTTCAATACAAGAAAAGTCCTCAGAATCACCACGGGAAACGTCAATACCCATCACATATTTGTGACCATTTTCAGGTTCTTTCCAAATCCAAAGTTGTCCACCTATTAATTTAGCCGCCGGTTCTCTTACATCATTTTTCATGATTGTCTGAACCAACTGAGAATCAAAAACGTTGTCACCTGAACCTAAGAAGTTACACTCCAATTCCTGAGCGACTTTACGTTTGTCGTATTTGAGTTTTTTCACCATGCTCTCAAACCACGAAGAACATGGTTTGTAACCATCGGCAATAAATCCCTGTAAGTCTGTCAGAGTTCTTTCACGGTGATTTTCGTGTGATAAATCTACAACAACATCTTTAGGATATTCTTCTTTGTTTAGGAGATAATGAACAATGTCGTTACACTTTACCATGTACAGGTCCCTTGTATAACGTGGGTCACGGAACCAATACATTTCAGTAATTTTGAAATCATTCATTCCACGAAGTGCTTGGTCGTAAATTTCGTAGTAAATCGGGTCAAATCCGTTCGGTGTTGAAATTACAATCACCTTACCACCTGTAGAGAGTGACGCCATACAAGCCGCCCAGAAATCACTGTCGGCTTCGATAAACGCCGCTTCGTCAAAAATAAGAATCGTGGGGGTGTATCCACGAAGGGCATCCTTTGAAGTTGCCACCGCTTTTACCTCACATCCGTTGTTTAACTTGTAATGTTTTGCGGCGTTTTTTTCGTTGGCAAAACCGATTCCAACCCAACTAGGCCATTGTTCCGTGAAAGCCCTGATTTTGTTGGCAAATTCGACTGAAGTATCAAGTTTGTTGGCAATAATCAAAACCTTTTCAGGTTTTTCTTTACGGGCAAATGCCAATCTTTTACTTGCCCAAGCGGCAGTAACCGTTGATACACCGGCTTGCCGGTATTTCAGTGCGATATTTTCGTTGAAATTCTCATAGTCATTTACCAATACTACTTGGTCTGAGAATAGTTCTAACGGAACATATTTGGATACTGTATTATCGTACGTTTGTAAATATGTCCTAAGAGCATAGGGTGTGCTCTTAAGACATTTTTTGTACTCAATAATAAGTTGTTCTTTAGTCATAGACTTTCTTAGTCAGGTCGGGAGATACCCAATCCTGCTAAGAAATCTAAACCATCTTCGTCGTCGGAATCGTCTGATTCAAACCCTTCGAATTCTTCTTTCTTTTTTTTGGCAATTTCAAGAATTTCTCTAAAACTGTCTTCCCCTTTTCTATTCTTTTTCGGGTCCTCAGAAATGATATTCCCAATAATTTGTAGAAATTCCTCAGCAGGAAGTTTATAAAGTTCCATTTGGAACCAGTTTATTATTCCTCTATTCTCATCATCGTATACCTCATCAGGTAAAGCAAACCTGAGTTTTTCAACGATTTCAGGTCCAATTCTCAGTGTCCACGCCTCCATAGGGAGAGTATCGGTTTGTCCAAGAACTACTTGTCTAACTTCTTCGTCCTCAGGGAAACCATATCTACCTTTGGCTTCTTCTAAACCTTTGATAATTTCGTGACACAAAATTGGGAAAATGAGACCTGAAGCTTTGATTCTGGTATCAGGACCACCATCACCATCTTCATCAGAACTTTCAGCGTCCTCCAATTTTACGTAACCACCAATACCACTTTGTGTTTGACTCATTCTTTCAATCATTTCATCAAAGGTGAAATACATGAAATCGTTAAGAGCCATAATTTTAAGATAGTTCTCGTAAAGGGATGGGTCTATATCATTTAATCGTTCACGAATATCAGGTTTCTGAAAAACATAGTGTCCTTTTTTGGCAGTTCCTTGTATTATGGCGTTGATGATGTTCCTTTTATGCATTTCTGTGGTAACATCATATTCTTTACCCATAGTCACTTTTGGTGGTTTTCCACTACCCATAGGTAAATCGGGTGCTTGGTCGGGACCAAGGTGAGCATCGATTTCAAACCAATCCTCAGGCATTTGAATTTCATCCAATGATGCTTCGATTGCCAAATCTACAAGTTCTTGATTGTGTTGAGACTCGATTCTCATGACCTGCATGGTAGCTCTCATGAGTTCACTACCAATCATTTCTTGTACTTGTTGTGGAGTGATTGCCGCACCCGTAACACCTCTCAGTTTATTGGCAACCTCTTTGAAACGGTTAGTAACTAGTCTTTGGACATCCTTTTCTCTTTTCACAAAGGCAGGATTTGTAGCAAAAGGAGATTCAGGGTCAGAAATTTTTCTTTCTAACGAACGACTCATTCTTTCGGGAGTATCCCCGTAATCAATTTCTTCTTTGATTTCTTTTACTTGCCATTGAGAATGTCTTTGATAATTTTCAAAACGTCTTTTTTTGCTTTTTCAGCCATTGCCTTTGGAGCAGGATTGACACCTGGCTGAGGGTTTTTACCAGGATGAGATGGTCTTACCCCTGGTCCTGGTTTAGTTGTTGGTCTTGTTTTTGGTGGAGCAATCGTAGGGGCATCCTCGGTTGCCATCGTTTTACCTAAAGACATGAGTTTACCAATTGGTTTATTCATTTTCATATTACCAACAAGTCCTTTAGTCTTAGGACGATAAAGGGGTTTACGTATCATAGGAGATTCCTCAATCATTTTCATCAAATCTTTTTTAGTCATCCTTGGTTGGATGTAACTCTCCACCAAAGATACGATTTTTTCCTCGATGAAAAAAGCGTAGGGTGATTCTCCCTCTTTCAAACTTTTCTTAACCTTCCTAACACATCTCTCGAACTTGTCGTCTCTCTCAGGACCAAGTTGGGCGTGGCATATCGCAAATGGATTTGACTCTTTCTTTTTAAGTTCTTTTGACTTTTGTTCAGTCATATCTTCATACTTGTCAATTTGCTTGTCACTATCATCGTCCATACCGTCAGGAGACATAATTTGGTGAGGAGCTTGGGTGGTAGCACCTCCCATAGCCGAACCCATTACGTCAACATTGTCTTCTTTCATTTCACCTTCAGCCGCGTGCATGACCACGATATTGCCTGAAGGGTCTGTCTTGATTGAGGCACCATCTACAACCGCCCCCGTAGAACGAGCGGTTGAAGATGGGATTGTGGTAGTCTTAACCGTTTTGGTAGTTTGTCTAACTTGTTCAGACAATCCGAACTTTTCGAACAGAATATCGATTTGATTTTCATTCAATTTGGAAATTACGTTGGAACTCAGTCCAATTTCCATAAGAGTCTTTCTTTTGTTATTAGTTCTCATAAACCACAGTTTTTTCAAATTCGAGAATCAAATCTCTTTCGTAAAGTTTATTTTTAACGGTTTTTTCTTCTTCTCCAAAACGGAACACCAACCTTTTACCGACACTCTCTTCGTTTACCTCCCAACCCAACGCTACAACATCATCCATGGCATCTGACATGTTGAAGAAATCGGAATTTTGAATTAACTCAAATTTTATGTCTGTATTTCTGAGTGTACCTACCTTTCTAATGTGTTTGAGGTCAGGAGGAGAAGGGTATCCATTAGATGGATTCGCTTCCCACGCCTCACCCCAAACGTCCAATTCATCCGAAAAGATAAACTCGTATAAATTGTTACCTTTGTAGTCAGGACCAAGCCCGTTTACATAGATAAGGTAACTCATAATACGATTCCTTCAGGAGATACTTTTACTTGTTTAGTTTTGTTTTCAAAAACCAAGTTGTTCAAGTTAGTTTTTCCCACCAAACGGTAATCTGAATTTTCTTTTACAAATTCTTTTCCCGCTAACTCCTGTTCAATGGTTTGTGAAAGTTCTTCGATTTTGTCAACCATGAAGTTGATTTGACTCTCAGTCAAAGACTTTCTTTCTTTTTGAACTTCTTTGTTGAACTTTTCCTCTGACTCAGTGATTTCAAAATACTTACTTAATACTCTGTCAACCTTACTTTCTTTGTAAAGAGAATCGTAGATGTGTGTTTTGTCATGAGCCTCATCCGTTGGACCTTCCATAGAAATTTCCATATCTTCGTCACTCATGTCAATTTCGGGTTCACCCATTGGCATTTCTGAACCCATATCCATTTCTTCATCCGCTTCGATATCTTCGAATTTTGACATAATATCTTCAGTATCTTCAGCCGACAACTTAGCCAAATCCAAAGACGCCAACACCATGTTGATAACGTACTTAATATTTTCGGAAGTCATTTCCTCATCGTCAGCAAACATTCTTAACTTCTGAGTGAGTTTACCTGTAAGTTTTTGAATCACTTTCCAAGAAACTTTATCGTCAACTTCCATACCACCAATGTTTCCCTCTTCCGAATCCAAAGGTACATCTGTCATGTCCATTTCATCACTTGAAGTCACATCAATTTCTTCACCCGCATCGTCTTGGGGTAATTCTGGTTCAGGTACTACAGGTGGTTCAGCTGGTACCGCTGGTTCATCCGCAACAGGTGCGATTGGCTCCACAGGTTTCGGAGACTTAAGAACGAACTTTTTTTGTTCTCCAAAAAGAGCCACCTCCTCTTCATGACCATTCAAGGTGTTAACTTCTTTGATAATCAAGTTAAGTCTTTTCAATGCCTGTGAATAAGAGTTATAATATTTTCTGTTTTCGATTGGCTCAATGTAATCAGAAGTGGATTCATTAACACCCTTTTTGATAATGTAACCGTTTTTTTCTTTTACAATATGATAAGTGTTTCCGTCAACCAAACCGATTGAGTAATCTGAGGAACCTTCAGAAATTGTGGAATTCGGCATTTGGTATGTCGCAATCTCCATAATTCTTCTGAGTTTGTCCTCACCTTGTAGTTTTTCACTACCGATAGGTTTAAGTTTTGCCATGGTCTTGTTTTTGTTATTAGTTATTTAATCCGTTAAATCCACCAAGAGCAACAGCACTCATATCGATTACCGTTCCTTGGCGTTGTCCGTCGGGACCTACAGGTACCCAATCCACGGGGTGTGGGGCGTCTCTTGTAATTGTATCACCTGAACAAGTGTAACAATCATAATAGGTATATTGTACATCAACCTCAAAAATACCAAAGTTAGATGGGGTTGGTGTTACAGTCGGAGTAACTGAAGGAGTGACTGTTGCTGTGACTGATGGGGTGAGGGTGTTAGTTGGTGTGTTCGAAGGTGTGTTAGCGGGGGTAGATGAAACCGAGGGTGTTGGCGTTTGCGAAGACGTAACGGTTGGCGTCGGGGTTTCGGACGAAGTAACAGTCGGTGTTGGGGTCTCAGATGACGTGACAGTTGGTGTCGGAGTCCTTGAGGATGTGACACTAGGTGTAGGAGTCGGTGTCACTGAAGAAGTAACACTTGGTGTTGGGGTTCTTGTGGGTGTAACGGTTGGTGTTACCGAACTCGTAACAGATGGAGTTATAGACGGAGTTGGTGTTACTGAACTCGTTACTGTTGGGGTTGGTGTTTCTGTTGGAGTCGCAGTTGGGGATGGTGTTGGATTCGCCGCTAAACAAGTTCCACAATCCCCGTAATTTGTACCTAACGCTCCCGTAACTTCATCTGTACCTGTGCCAGGCTCAGCGGTATCAACAATCTCATAACAACCTTGTTCAGTTTCCCCTGTAAAGTACAAATAGTAGTTTCCGCCTACAACAGGTAATGTGCTAGCACTAAACTCAACGGTTACTGCCGACCCACCGGCACAAGGGGCTATTAAATACGTTACGGTTGCCATCTATTTTTTTCCTATAAATATACCTTAAAAAGGGAATTATTTAACTTATAAATATTCCAATTATCCCTTAATCTATTTTTCTTACCTCAACTGATAGTTCTTTGTCTGATTGTTTGTTGACGGTGTCATATAATTTCTCTATCAAACCTGACCTGCGCAGGTATTTGAAGACCAAATTTTCATAAGAAAACTCTCCACCCTTTTCCAAACCTGCGGTTCTATACTCTTTCAATTTGTCCTTGAAAGTTTTCAACTTAGTTTCGGATTTTTCTAATCCATTTTTTTTAATATCAGAAATCAGAGTTTCGATTTTTTGTTTCCAAGAGTTTGCCTTGCTTCTTAAAGTCTCTCTATCAATTTCTTCGGCTTTCTTTGAAGGTGTTTTTACCCATTTGTCATTCTGAACTGAATATACACCACTACTAAAATGTTGTTCTTCAGCATCTTGAGGATACAACTCAACCTCGTATCCATAAATCTTAATATCGTGTTTGTTGTTGAAGAGTTGTTTTTTCAATTGAAACAGTTCTTCGTAGAGTTCTGATTGGTTTTTGAATTGTTTGTAATTGATAACCAAGTGTAAATCAAAATCAGAATATCTTGACCAATTAAAGTTTGCCAATGAACCAGTCAAAATTACATCGTCAACTTCAAGGTCTTCGGATAAGTCTTCTTGAAACTTTTCAGCAATTTTCATCAGTGCCTCACGTACTTTTGGTTTCATACGTGAGTCTTTGACACTATCGGCATTTTCCCAAATTTTAGGATTTAATGTATCTTGTAATCCAAAACTGCCAAGAATGTTTGTCTCGTCACTCATCCTTAATAAATACGAATGGTTTAGAGTTTGTTGTATTGGTATTTTTTGGAAATATTGATGGTAAAAAATTTACCTTGAGATTCTGACATTCTAAATTGAGTGTAGACCTTATGGGGTACTTCCGAATACTCGTATTTACTTCCATTGCTGAATTCAACAATCATTTTTTTTGTTGCGGTATCGTATTCACTACGAACCATATTTGAGGATTTAATCTCGTTCAGGATTTTCGTCCCTTGTATCTCCTCTTTCGTTATCGACATCGTTTAGGGGGAATAAGTCATTTATTGGTTTTATTTTGTTCTCTAAGTAAACAGACACCAATTCGTAGTCATCAATTCCAAAGATACTTTTGAACTCTTTTCTTAATTGTTTTAATTCCTGTCCAAAAGTCAATTGTTGTCGAACTAATTCGGGTGTTACTATGTTCACACGGTGAATTGTTTTTTCAGAAAATCCAAGCTTTTTGAGTTCCATGCGGATGCCGATATAAGCATCCTTAACATTCTGCCATGTGACAGAATTTTCAAGATACCTATCAAAAAGTTTGTAATACATACTAATAAATACAAAAAACCCCCACTTTGAGTGAGGGTCTCTTTTAGTCTCGGTATTTTTTTAATTCTTCCCTGATTTTTATGGAAGTTTCAAAGTCTTGTTTTTCAATCGAATCTTTAAGGTCTTGTTCGAGTTTCTCAACAATATCCTTGTTACTTTCCTTTTCTTTAATCATATCTCGGATTTTGATTGCTAAGAGGAAGTCTTCATTTTCTACCGCTCTGTCCAACTCACGTTTGAGGTTTTCGATTGTGTTTGTTTTCTTACGTGGTTTAGCGAACATGTTCATAAATTCTTCAGGTCCCCCTGAAGTTCTTATAAAGCTATGTATTTGGATTTGACCGTCTTCTGAGGTGTATGTATTTTTTGTCCATTCACCGTTTTCGTCTTTCCCTTTTTCAACTTCTCTATCTCCACGAATCATAGATTCATGACCGAAAAATTGACGGAAGATTTCATCGAGGTCTTCCCATCCTCCAAAAAAGTTTCTTCTGTTTCTCATAATGATAAATATTTTTTGTTTATCTTTGTGTGATGATAGTCAAGTTATGTACCAAAATCAAATTACTGACAAAATGTCAGGTCAAATTATTTTCGTGTGACAGATTGTCAAAAGATTTGGAATTGTCCAAATTTTGATTAACCTTTGTAAAAAATTCAAATACTATGAACGAAACAATGGACGACGACGACAAAACCACCAGCAGAAAGAAATCTGAATCGGGAACCCCCGTGTTGGATAATTTCTCACGGGATTTGAACAAGTTGGCAACCGAAGGCAAACTCGACCCTGTCATCGGACGGGAACGGGAAATCCTCCGTATTGCTCAGATTCTCTCCCGTAGGAAGAAGAACAATCCAATTATCTTGGGTGAACCCGGTAGTGGTAAGACTGCTATTGTCGAAGGATTGGCAATGAAGATTGTTCAAGGGGAATGTCCCAAGAACTTGTTGGACAAACGTATCGTTACTTTGGACCTGACCGCTGTGGTTGCCGGTACCAAGTATCGTGGACAGTTTGAAGAACGTCTTAAGGTTATCTTGGAAGAACTTCAAAACAACCCCAACATCATCATCTTCATCGATGAGATTCACACCTTGATTGGTTCAGGTAATTCATCAGGTTCTTTGGATGGTTCCAACATTTTCAAACCGGCTCTTGCTCGGGGTGAACTTCAATGTATCGGAGCTACCACCTTGGATGAATACCGTAAATCTTTTGAGAAGGATGGAGCTCTTGAGCGTCGATTCCAAAAGGTTATCGTTGACCCATCAACGGTTTCTGAGACCATCGAGATTCTCAAGAACATCCGTGATAAGTACGAAGCCTATCACAAGGTTTCATACTCGGATGAGATTGTCGAACTCTGTGTCAAACTCGCAGACCGTTACATCACAGACCGTGAGTTCCCTGACAAAGCATTCGATATCTTGGATGAGGTTGGTGCTCGCTCCCAAACCGACCAAAAAATTCCCGAGTCAATCGAGAAGCTCAAGAAGGAGGCTGCAGATGTGAAACAACAGAAGATGAACGTTGTTAAACGTCAGAATTACGAACAAGCGGCTGAGCTCCGTGACAAAGAACGTAAGGTCTTGGCACGACTCGAAGCTGAAAAGAAGAAGTACGAGGAAGAGTTTGCCTCTACTCGTAATCCCATCTCCGCAGAACAAGTCTATGATGTGGTTTCCTCGATGACCAAAATCCCCGTGAATAAGATGTCCATTGACGACACCAAGGCACTTATCAACATGGATAAGTCTATTCAAGGTAAGGTCATTGGACAGGACGAGGCAATTGAGAAAATCGTCAAGTCCATTCGTCGTAATCGTATTGGAATCAAAGACCCCAACCGACCGATTGGTTCGTTTATCTTCTTGGGTTCAACGGGTGTTGGTAAAACACACTTGGCTAAACAAATTGCCAAAGAGATGTTTGGCTCTGAAGATGCTCTTATCCGAGTGGACATGAGTGAATACCAAGAAAAACACACCGTATCTCGTTTGGTTGGAGCACCTCCAGGATATGTGGGTTACGAAGAGGGTGGACAACTTACCGAACAGGTAAAGAACAAACCTTACTGTGTAATCTTGTTCGATGAAGTTGAGAAGGCTCACAAAGACATCTTCTCAATCCTTCTTCAGATTCTTGACGATGGTCACGCAACCGATTCACTCGGTCGTAAAATCAACTTCAAGAACACCCTTATCATCATGACCACAAACCTTGGGGTCAAGAAACTTCAAGACTTCGGTTCAGGTATTGG